AGGACAGTTTTCTTTAACACCAACAGTTCCAGTAACTTCAAATAATCAAATACATCGTGAGGTATTAGCAAAAGATTTAGTTAAAGCTTTATTTACTGATGGAAATACAAGAAGTTTAAAAGTAAGTTTTTTATCTCCAGAAGAAAGACAATTATTTCAAGCTAGAGTTTTATATCGTAAAGAGGTAGAAAATGGTTTTGCTAAAACACAAGTTTTGGATTTAAGACTAGGAGATAATTTAGGTGGAAGTGAAAGCGACCCAAGAGAAGTGTTTGATATGTCAAATTTTTGTACATCTGAAAAACACGCTAGAACATTTGCCGAGTATGCTTTAGTCATAAGAAAATTTGTAGACCATGGTATTAGTTTTGAAACAACACCTGAATCTGCAATGTCTTTAGAACCCGGTGATTATATAAGGTTTTTTTCTGAAATTACGCATAATGACAGATTTGAAAATGGTTATATTTCTGCTGATGGAACTATACAATCCCAAGGAAACACAAATCCCATAGGAGCTAATATTTTTTATTGGAGAGCTTTTAATGAAAACGGCAGCGACTTTGGTGAACCAAGAGAAGCTGTTTTGACTGCTGAAAATAATAAAGCTTCAAGTCAATTTAGGAATTCTGTTTTTACTATTCAAAAAACAGATACTGCTGATCGTATATATAAAATAGAATCAATAACATATACAGAAGACGGTTTTGTTCAGTTAACTGGAACGCATCAACCTTTAGATTCAGATGGTAAATTTAAAGTTTTAAAATATAATCAAAATATATTTTCTGATGAAATTTAAAAATGGCAATTGATGTAAATTTTCCTAACATAAAACCTTCATCTAGAAGTTTTACACCGGGTTCTTATCCGCAAACAGAATTTGTTGCGCAGAATGGTGCTAAAACGGTACTTAGATATGGTGATAAACAGGTAGATGCAAGATTAACATTAAATTTTACAAATATTTTAGACTCCCAAGCTTTTGAAATTTTAGAAAATTATAGGCAAGTCAACTCTGAATATAATTTTGTAAGTTTCAATAAAGACTCAGGTTTAACAGGTGTTGGAACAGATGGGCGTTTACCTTCTGATAATTCGTTAGGAAATCTTGCTGCCTACTTTGCTGCTGAACCTTTAGGGTTAAGATATAGATATGACGGTCCTCCTACCGTTACAAGTGTCAGACCTAACAGATCAAATGTTCAATGTAAATTTGTCGCTTGCCTCGATGGGGACTAGAATGTACTTAAAATTAAACTAAAACGATGGCTGGCTTTTATTCTGGTAAAGAAGGCGAATTACTGATAAATGGAACGAAAGTTGCCAAAGTCAGATCATGGTCTTTTACTTTTAACCAAGCGGTTTTGGAAACTGTTTCATTAGAAGATACGGATAGAACTATTATTCATGGCACAAGAAGTTATACAGGTAGTGCAAGTGTTTATTATTATCAAGATGTAGCTGGAGGTGGTGCTGGTCAGCTTAGTACATTAATAGGCGATACCATGAAAGTTGTTAGTGCTTCTGGCGATGGTGCTAATGCAGAAAGTACTGCTTTAACATTTAAATTAAAAATAAAAGATGGTTCTACTGCTGGTAGATTTGTTGAATTTTCAGCAATACCGTCAAGTATTTCTATAACAAGTTCAGTGGGAGAGGTAACAGCAGCAGATATTAGTTTTGAAGTTAACGGAGCACCTACTGGCCTTGTTTTATAAATGGCTATATATTTTGGATCGACAGGTTTTATTGAGTTAAAACGTGATGCCTTAAATTCTCAAATAGGAACATCTTTAAACCCTGCTGATGTCAATACAACTAAAAAAAGATTTTCTGTTGAAAATATTAATGGATCATTAATTACAGGAGATCAAGTTGAAATAGAAACTGTTGATGGAAGTAATTTAGAGTTATTAGATAGTCATAGTTTTCCTGACCTTCGTAAATATATTCATATTGATGATATGGGTGGGATAAAGTTATATAATACTTTTGGTACTGCTTTAGCTGGTGAAGTATCAGATGCACTTACATTAACCGTGCCATCTTCTACAAAAGATATATTAATACGCACCAGAAACACTAGATTTAGACCGCTTGCAAAAGTTACTGAATTTGAAATTACAACAACAAGAGATACTGTTGATGTAAGTAATTTAGGAGAAGAATTTAGAAGGCAATATGAAAATGGTCTTATATCAGGACAGGGGACAATACAAACAATTTGGCAACATAGAAATTTTCAAAACGATACACCAGATTTTCTAGAACCAGAATTTGCTGTTTACCTAAGTCAATTATTGGTACGGATGCAGCAGGGTGCAGATTTTGAAGGAAGATTTTATATATACAATGATCCGAGTCAATCCACAAATAGTGTTTGGTATCAATCAATGTGTGTTGTTACCAATGTAGCTATAAATGTACCTGCCAGTGGTTTGATAGAAGCAAGAATAGAATTTATAACTAATGGTGAGATTAGACTACATAACGGAGTACCACCAGCATTCTTGTTACAAGAAAATACTGATAAGATATTGCAAGAGGATGGAGATGGTATTTTACTTGAAGATCCTTAAGATAAGATTTATGATGTACTTAAAAGTGACTTGACATGGCTGATCTACAAATTACGCAATTACAAGAACTGAGTTCAGCCCAACTGCAAGCAGCAGATCCGATTGCTGTTGCTGATGTAAGTGCAACAGAAACGAAAAAAATAACTGCAAAAAACTTTGTACAAGGTGCTTTTGGATTAGTAGATGCAGCATCAATACCAGCTACAGCACTTAGCTATCCATTAACAGCAGGTCAAATTGTTACCGCAACTTTAGCTGATAACGCTGTGACCGCAGCAAAAATAGCGGACGATGCAATTACTGCTACACAAATAAATGCAAATGCCATAACAAGTACTGAATTAGCTGATGCAAGTGTTGATGCAAACGCCCTACAATCAAATGCAGTCACAACTGTAAAAGTTTTAGATGGAAATATTACTAATGCAAAATTAGCTGGAAGTATTACTGGAGATAAATTATCTGACACCACAGTAACTTTTGCAAAACTAAATTTAAGTAATGGTGATATCCCTGGTGCAAAACTTACATCTGCTTCTGTTACTGCAACTCAAATTGCTGACAATGCTGTAACTGCAAATGAATTGGCAGATGATGCAGTGGATACTGCTGCTATTGCCAATACTGCTGTAACAGGTGCAAAAATTGCTTCTGATACAATCACTGCTGGCAATATTGCTGCCAATGCTATTGGAGCGTCTGAGCTTGCTGATAACGCAGTAGATAGTGCAGCGATCTCAGCTAATGCTGTTACGACTGCAAAGATTACAGATTTAAATATAACTACAGGAAAGTTAGCCAATAATGCTGTTACTGCTGCCAAGATTGCTGATGATACTATTACTGCCACACAAATAGCTGCTAATGCAGTTGGTTCCAGTGAATTAGCTGATAATGCTGTTGATACGGCTGCAATTGCTGCTTCTGCGGTTACCGATGGCAAAATCTCAAGTGTCTCAGGTACAAAAATTACAGATGGGACGATTACAGCAGCCAAATTAAACACATCTAATATTGACAGGTCATTAAATGTAGCATCAGGTAATTTAGGAATTAACAATGCGGTTACTGGTGGTGCATCTATAAGAAATGGTATTACATATAATGCACAGGGATTGATAACAGGTACAGCAGCATTAGTTGCAAGTGATTTGCCAATATCTACAACATCAGCAGTTGGTGGTGTTAGCGTAGCATCAGCAGGTGGTTTAGCTATTACAGGTGCAGGAGCATTATCAATAAATAATACTGTTACTGGTGCAACAAGATCAGGTATTACTTTTAATAATCAAGGTTTAATAACATCAACGGCTGCTTTAGTTGCATCTGATTTACCTATTGCAACTGCCAGTGCTATTGGTGGTATTACAATTCCAGCGAGTTCTGCTCCTTTAGCTATATCTGGTTCTGGAGTTTTATCTATATCCACATCAGGAGTAACAGCAGGGACACATACAAAAGTCACTGTAAATAATCAAGGTTTTGTTACGGCTGGAACAACTCTTGTTGCTGGTGATATCCCTGATTTAGCAACTACAAAAATTACAACAGGTACTTTTGGCACAGACTTCGTAGCTAATGATGCGATTACGATGGATAAACTCGCAAACTTATCTACTGGATTTATACAAGAAGCATCACCTGATATATCTGATCTGCCAACTGGTGTTTTTTGGTTACAGGAATCTACAGGACAACTAAGAATATTTAACGGTAACAGTTTCTTCTCTGTTGGTTTTGGAAGATTAGCAGAAGAAAACTTAAGATTCTGTGGAACATTTAATGCTAGTAACGGAACAATAGTTACACTTACAGCTTTTGGAACGTCAGCAGGTTTCACTGTTTCTAATGCAATACCAGCAGGTACATCAACATTAACTGGTGCTTACTTTGTATGCGTAACTCCTGGTAATGGAACAGCAGTTGTACCAAGTACAAGTTTCGATGCTGGAGACTGGTGCTTATGTGTTGGACCTGATAACTGGGATAGAATTGATACCTTATCTGGCCCTGGTAGTGTTTCTAGCTTAAATGATCTATCTGATGTAACAGTATCAAGTCCACAAAC